TAATTACTGAATAGGCAAGACTAACAACTAAAACAACTAAGCTGATTGCTAAAGCATTAGTCATATTGTCTTTATTGAGAAGAGTCCAAAAGTTAGGCTCTTCTATGTTGATATCGGTAATCAGATTACTTTCTCTGTCGTAGACCTGTGTGTGTTTTCTCATTCTTCAAATCTTCTCCAATAAAGGATAACAACGTGGTCACACTCTACTATTGGTTGCAGACTTTCTAGGATTTCTTCTTCTATCTCAACTACATCAGAACCAGCTTGAATAAAAGGATAGCTTATATCGCTATTTCCAACCCTAACAAGTTTGCCGTTACTAAATGCTTGATAACTAATAAAGTATCTGTTCATCTTAATTCCCCCTTACTCCACTTACCTGCATAAACTAAACCAGTAAATAACGCTATTCCTAGAGGAAACAGAACTACGCCACCAGTAACACTTGCCACAGATGCAGCGCAATAACTAAGAGTGGCAATACTACCACCAATAGAACCCACACCCAATACACCCGCCAATACATCTGTAAACATTTTCTTTCTTCTTTCCTGTATCTCAACATCGGTTAAAAGTAAAGCTACTCTTCGCAATTCCTGGGGCGTTAGCCCTACTAAACTTGATGCCCTAATGCCGCTTGCAATATTCGACTCTTCAATTCTTGTGAGTTCTGACGGCTCTTCTGGAGATTCTGAGATTGAACTGCTAATCTCCCTTGCAACTCCCCCAATGTTTTAGAGCGTCCCATAGCAGACTGAGATATCTTGGCATCAAAGTTTTGCCTACGTTCTTGCAAAATATTAATATCTTCAGTTGCTAATTGGGAAATAATCTCTGAATAAACAACTTTAGCTTGTTGATAGTCAGATACCGCTTGTTGTGCTGATTCAATTAATAGTTGGTAAGTTCTTTCATCAGATAAACTTTCCAGGATTGCATAGTCTAAAGATTCAAGAACTAACTTAGATTCACCTACAGCCTCAATAGCATTTTGAGCTTCTTGTTTAGGCAGCTCAACCACTTGTTGATATTCCTGGGAATGAACGCTTAATTGTTCAACAAACTCTGCTGGAAGAATAGTGTCAGCTTTCCAGGTTGTTTCAGGAACAGCTTTAGTCATCTTATCAATCAGTTCTCTAACAGGAGTGTTGAGAATCTTTGCTGCATCAGATAATTTCATTTTAATTTACCTTTTTTCTCATTTTGCTTGCTTTTCTTTTTACCCAGTCAGAATATAAAACTTGTTTTATTTTGCTTAAATGTTCAGCATTTTTAATTTCTGATGGTTTATCAAATAAATAAATGGCTTCATCAATGTTCACCGTTTATATTCCTCCGCAATAAGACATCTTGCTTTAACTAAACTTTTGGTTTCCCTAACATATTCCCTTATTTTCTGAAGGGTAGGAATGTGAATTGGTTTAATAGGAGCATTAGATAGTCCACCCTCTAAACCATTAAACACATCAAACCCTGGGATAAATAACCGGGCTATGTTTAGATACTCTTGAACTTGCCTAGCAGATACGGGAGGAGATAGTTCTTTTCCTGCCTCAGTCCTGGTGTAAACGATTGGGGACTCAATAGAATCCCCGTTGATACTTTTCATTAGTTCTCAGAACTTCCTGGAAGTCATAATGAAAAGATATCTCATAAGTGTGATACTTGTCAAGGAATTATTTTATTTATTCCCTTTAAGTTATGATGGTTAATCCTACAAAGATGTTATAGCGGTAAAACACTATGAGTAAGAATGTAAAGTTTAAATCCGTCAATCTACACCCTAGAGTTATAGAAAGAATAGATAAATTACCAGGACACTCCTATACCCAAAGAATAGAATGGGCGTTAAATGCCTTAGAGGTCAAAACAAATACGACAGAAACTAAAATGAGCTACGACGAGTTAATAGAGTACGTCATAGCTCAAAGTAAGTTACAGAGAAAAGAAAAAGTATTGGGGCTGATTGTAGGATTACTTAGGTGTTTTCTTTAGTTAAAAACAGCGAGGTCTTCCTCCTGAACTTCTTCATAATCAGTTTTGGCAGCATCCCAAATTTCTTCAGGTGCAGAAACTTTGATTTTATGTCTAAAGCTGTCACCTTTGCAATGCACAACTTTGACTTGAGATAGCTGTTGCTTAGATAATCTACCATAAGGTCCACCATCAGCAACACAGGCTAAATAAGAAACTAGTTCTACGCCAAAATTATGAGGGTCATTGCAAATACAATCTTCTCCGTTAAGATGATTACCGTCATATTTCCAATAAGATGCGTGTAAATTCATAACATTACTTAGGTGTTTTTTGTAGTTATTCTACTTCCTCAAAGCACTGAATTTCTCCAGTAGGAACAAATATGGTTTTTCCTTCTTTGTCTCTAAGCCATAGTCCTGACTCACTACTAAACACATAATCAAAGGTATCTCCTACTTGATACCCTGGAGATACCTTTTGATTTAAGTGGCTTCTTGATACTCTGTAACTTGCATCTTCAGCACCGCTAGGAGTGCTTTTCTTTAGATTACAAATTGCTTCAAACTTCATAACTACTCCATTCTGGCTACTAAACAATCTGCCAGCCCTAATAGGGAGTATTGTTGAAGTAAAAACTTCAGCCGTTTGTTTTAGGCATCTCACCCCACCTTATAGGCTTTTACGGCTATGGAAACTATTCTAACACATCTAACAGCCCACGGATTTCTCCGTCTATTAACTCTATTTCTTCCTCAAGCTCAGCTTTTAAGTCTAAGGCAGAAATAGCTTCATCCCTGATGTAGGAATACCAGGGTGTTCCAGGAGCATACTCATGAGGCAAGAGATTCTGCTGGCTTCCAATAAAAATCATTTTCTTAACTATTTCTTCAGCGTAAGTCATAAACTCTACTCCTCAACGCTTTTAGATACCCAGCGAGTAAAGTTTGCCCCTGTCAGCAGGCTTACTTGTAGTGTCACATAAACTAAGGACATAGGAGCTTCTTTCCCCAATTCCTTTATTTGCCGTTTGCAGTCAGACAAGTTGCCATTAATAAAGTTGCTGGCAATAGAATCAATGATTTCTGTCAAATTATCTTTTTCCACTTTAACTGCTCCTAGTTATTTACAAGTGCTTTTAGTAAAGGTTTCTAAACTAACCTTGATGTAGTCTTGTTTTAATTCAGAAGATGTCAGGTAAACATCTCTTTTCCCCCAAGTTAAAATTACCTGAGATGTGTCAGGTTCATACCTATGGACCCTATAAGCCTGTCCAGTTTCTTTGTGAATATAGTAAATCACTGAATTACTCCTAAGCTATTTATTCGTCACCACTTCTTGGGCGTTAGCCCACTGTACTATTTTTACGGCAAACTCCGCAAAACTCAAAACCCTTACTACATCTACATCCTAGCAGACTGAACACACAATATCTTTCTTAGTTAAAATGCAGAAGATTTTGACACCAACAAAAAGCACTCTTGAGTTTATAAGAAATATTGTGTGTTCACTTTGTCTCAAACGACTGTGGCGACTGGGTTTTGAGATATAATAGAATTAGCAAAACAACCGGACAAAATTGTGGTTAATATCAAAAGCATTAAACTCATTGATGAAATTCCTGGTATGACTCAAGAGCTTGATAGTATGCCTGAGCGGTTAAAGCATTTTCCCCATAGCAAAGATGTAGTAGAACGATTTGAGGCTTGGTATGCGGGACGGCAAACGCCCAGAGAATATCCAGAGCTAAAGAAATACGTCAAGGTAGGTATGGATTTGATGGATGAAATTCTGAGAGAGGAAGAAAACGCAAGAAGGCTGCATTCTTTTGATTTGGTAAAGTTTTTGGCTGAAAATTGCAAGCCAGCCCCCGGTGAGCAGAATGTTGGCAGAACTTCTAAGAGCAAGAAAAAAGCTAAAAAGAAAAACCCTAAGAAGAAAGTTGCACAGCCATTGATGTGGTGCTAATATTAAAAGAACCCCACTACTGTCAGGCGGTGGAGTTCTTTGTTCAATATATTTTCAAACCTTAAATTTATGATAAACAAAAATCGCCCATCTGTCAAATCTTTCCCCAAAAAACCTATTGCTCTTTCTGGTAGTGAAGCTAATTGGTTGAGATATCAAGTCCATTTACGGTTTAAAAACACCACACTGCAAGGGCTTTACACTGTTTTAGGCTTGCTTGACCCAGTAATATATTTCTCATGCCTAGAGTATGGGGCAGTAAAAAGAAAAGACAAAGCCAACACCATTAATTTTGATAGATTAAATCAGCTTATCTTCACATCTGTGGAAGGCAACCTTAGCATCGAGTTGTCTACAAAGCATTTACGAACTGAGCATATACCACAGCACTACCCACAAGCCGCAACTTCCGTAAACACGGTATTGAAGTACCGCAACGCTTTGGGTAATACCTATTTTGAGGAATTGGATTTAGAAGAACTTGAGAGAACTGGGAAGAAAAGCAAGAAAATGGTTCTCAATGAAGATGCCAACCCTGAGACTGGTGAGTTTGAGGAAAAGGTTATTCAAGGTTTAGGGCTTTGGGATATAGTTCAACCTAAATCTCAGGTAGTTATTGGTAAAGATGGAACTGAAAAGGCTGCTGGGATTACAGTTCAGAAAACAAGATACGAACGTATTAACTTGCACAAGTGCCTAGTGGTATTTAAAGAAGTCTACCGGATTGCTGAGGCTAGATATAACGCTCTTCATAAGCACAATCCACAAGTTTCATTCTATGACCAGCTTCCAGAACATAAATGCAACTTTGTCCGCAATCTCTGGAATGTTCTCTCAGTCAATGAAGACTTTGAAGGAAATCTTCTGAGTGAGGAATACCGGGATTTTGTATTCCAATACCCAGAAACCCTTGTAGAAAGAATCCCCTCTACCTTTATCCATGTATGGAAAGAAGGCTGTACCCTAGCTAAAGAAGCCTGGGAGGCTATGCAAAAGTGGAGTAAAGCAATTCCATCATGGAGGAAAAATAACCCCTACCCGGAGGCAGAGGTTAGGGAGTGGGAGTTTGCTGTGATAGACTTTTAGCTGTGTGGAACAGAATTTACAATGGTGCAACCAATAAGCCCAAAGACTTTTAACACATTTTCTTTTGTTACACCAATAAACTTGTTTTCTCCACTAAGCCTACACAGCATAATGATGTTATTACTAACTTCATTAATAAATATCCAGCCATTTCTTTCTATCCCTTCTCCATCAGGAAACGGAATAGAGAAAGAAAATTCTAAATTTTTATCTGTCAATTCAAAGTCATAGATGCAACGTTCTTTAATTGACAGATAAAATGATTTAGTCTTATCATCCCATTCCAGAGTTACATCCTCTGGATACCCTAAATGTAGACAAGCCATAATTACTTTTTTGGGTAAACAAACTTCACAACTCTTCAGGCGTTAGCCTTACTTCTATTTGATACATAACGCTCTTTGCTGTGTCTCCATTAAAATGCAATTCTGCCTTTTCGTTACCTACTTGAAGGTAGACTAGAATTGAGGGTATGCCAAATGTAAGCTGAGACGTTCCTTGTGGGTAATATTTATACCCAATTAAAGCGTTAAAGTTAAATCCACCAGTAGGGTCAGATTCATTATTTTTTGCATAGATAAAATCTTTCACGGCTAACTACTCCTTTTTCTTTGGGTAAACAAACTTCAATGGTTTACGGTATTCTTTTACCTTAATAGGTTTAGGTAACATATTACCGTAGTTAAGGACAAACCAGCAATAAAACTCATTGATAACAGACTCCTTGTTTAATTGTTTAAACTCTTTTTTAGTCCAAGATTTGTATTCTTTGAAGAATAAAACCTTATCCTCTTTATAACATTCAACTACAGCCCTAACCCTTTTACTTGTCTGTAACTGAAGTTTAAAGTAAGAGCCAAGAAATCTATTGTCAATTATGCAATACTCAACATAAATCTTGTTGAAATGCTCAACAAAAAAGTTTAGGGTGATGCCTTTCACCCCAATCTTGAAACTACCATCAAAGTGGTAGCTATCTATTTCAGTTATCTGCATACGAATAATAGAATTGCTTTGTAATAGAGGACATATCTTTTATTCAAGACTTCCTCATATTCTAGCAATTCTATTTCTTCTCTGAGGTAATAAAGGTAGGCTGATACACTCATGGCGGTTATCTAAGAATTAATGGGTTCATTGTTTGGATTTGTCTTTTTGTAATACTCTGGTGTACAAACTACGGTTCTTCCCATTACTAAACTAAGCCAATTAGTGTTAACTACAATGCACCTCCATTCAAAAGGATACTCATAATTCCAATCAGACTCTAGAGCAGTTCTTGTTTTTAATAGAATGACTTTTTCTTTGACAGTCAAATCAATATCTGTTTTGTCATTATTTCCAAGAGTTTCTTTTAACTTGGCAAATAATTCATTGGAAGCTTTTAAATTATCTTTATCTAACTTTTTAGCCAACTCATTGATTGATACTTTCATAACCTTGAATCCTTTAACTACTTCACCACTAATTTGGCGTTAGCCAAGTTATCTAACTCAACTAACGCCTTAACTGTTATGCTGCGTGAGAATCTTCTTCTGTTTCCCTAGTTTCCATTTCAACTCTATGGAAAAACTCATCAGCAGCTTCAGTTAATATCTCAGGCATATAACCTGTTTTACTAACCTTTCTAAGAGGCAAACCCCAATCAATAACTACCACTGCTTGAGGTAAAGATTCAGGGTAACAGATGTTAACTGAACCACCTAACCACCTAACCCTATCAATCATTTCTTGAATTTGTAAATATCCCATTATTCAACCTCACTTCTTCTATCAACCGCCATTTTAATAGACCCCAAAAGTTGACGTTCATTTGCCTCCTTAATAGCAAATACATCACCTTTGTAACTAACAACAGCCATATACTGACCGTTAAAGTAACCCCCAACAATGTCAGCAACTTCTACACTAGGAGTCTTTTCTTCTTTTACTTCCATTAGTTGCTGAAATAGGTTTAAAGCTAACCTTAATGCCTCTAGAAATCTTTGCAACCTGACTAACATCTTTACCTCTTTTAACAGCAGCCAATAATTCTTTCTTCAAGGGGACATACTCAATCCTAGTCTCCCTAAACTCTTCTGGGAAATCAGGAGATGATGGGTCAATCAACAATTCCTCAACTTTGGGTGGGTTAAGAGAGAAAGTAATTCTCTTAGAAGTTCCTAGAGTTTCTTCTGTGAGAATATCTTTTTCACGTAACCTGAGAAGAACGTCAGTGCGAGATTCTATCTGACGTTTAATAGTATCAACTCTTAGCTGATACTTTTCCTTAGCTGCTTTAAGTTCAGCTTCTGCACCAGCCAAAGCTATTTCTAAATCATCCATTTCTTCTACTACAAAATCTACTAATTCAGAAATAGATTCTTGCATTGCAGAAATGGATTCTACTACTCTTTCTTGTTCCCCACCTTCAATATAGGCATCAAGGTCTTCCCAAAGAGAATGAAGCCTGTGGGAATTGTAGGATAGTTTATTGATTGCGTTACTCATCATCATTCTCAACTTGTTTTGTTTCCCGTTCTAACTCTGCTAAAACTGCTATTGTAAAGTCAATCAAAGCATCTAATGGATTTGCAAACCAAATCTCGCTTTCAGTGTGGTTATCTTGCCATTCCCAACCTTCTGTAGGGTCAAAAACTATTTCTAGCTCTGGGATAGAATCACTTATGTGTTTAGCAATCAACTGATTTGCTTCGGAAAATATTTCGCTATTCATCAATCAACTCCATATCAACGTCAAGGTTTACTTCCATAGCTACGCCGTCGCTAAAGCTATCACCACTACTAAGGCGTTAGCCGTTTATTAAACTGGTTAAATAATTAAGGGAGACTTTATAGCCTCCCCGTTTACGTTATTTAGAAGTCAAGATTTTCACCAGGTGGTAATGCTGACCTCATGATTTGAGCTTCACCCAATAACTGAAGATTCCCGTTAGTTGGGTGAAATTCTTCAAGCTGCTTAAGCACTCTATCAGCAAAACCAGCAAATGATTTCTGAGTTCCTTGAATTCGTTCGTATTTTGCCATGTTAAATGACTTGCCTAGTTCCTCTTTTGATTTAGCAGAAGGTTCTACGAAAGACTCTACAACACAGACAAATGATTGAGCCTCTTCACCAGATAATTCACTGGTAAATTTAGGATTGAAAACAAGACTTGCTTTAGCTTGTTCATTCAAAGTCAAGTATTCACCTGCTTTAGAATAAAGTTTGCTGTACGCAGCCTCAGCCAACTTCCCAAAGTTGTCAAAAGCTTTACCAAATGAAGTGGCAGCAACGCCATGAACAGACAAAACTAAAGGTAAGTCATGAAGGAAGTTTCCTTTAGCGTCTACTAATTGAATTAAGTAGAAAGTTCTTAGGGTAGTTCCACCTTTACTATCTTCATCGTAATGAATTTTTTGCCCAAGTTCACTTTCAAACAAAGCTAGAATCGCGCCTTGCTTCCCTAACCCTTTTTCACTGCCTTTTAAGGTAACTTCAACCATTCTTGGAGAAATCCCCAGAACGTGCATTCTGGCACTAGAGAAAAAGAATCCTGGTTCTTTTTTCTTGTCTCCACCTCGGTATTGATGAGTGTATTTTTCATACTCTCCAGTGGCTTCATTCCATCCAGCTAGTTTAGCTTGGGCTTCTTTAATAAATAAACCAGGACGAGCTTCTGAGTTAAGAAGTTGACAAACAGGAAGTTTACCAATGTTGCCACGAAATTGATCTTGGGTAAAGATGTCTAGTGTTGTTGCCATTGTTTTCTTTGTGGTAAGTGTTTATTGTTGTCTGAGGTATTCTTTATCCTCACAGCTAATGGGGCAATCGCCCCAAAAGTGTTGAGGGAAGTACAGGTAGATTAAAAGGGAACTCCATAGTCCCCTCACAACTATTAAGGCGTTAGCCTAGTTTTAGCTTTCTATCCTGCCATGTAATGAGCGGATTAAACGATTCTTCAGGAAAGCTTCTAAACCATCACGCTGTTCATCACCAGCAAAAAAGTCTGCTACTGGAATAAACCAGGCAGGAGACAACGAGAGAGGTTCACGAATTGCAGATAGAATAGTGAGAGCGGCTTGAATTGTTTCATCTTCAGAACCAGAATACCGATTAATCAAGGTTTCCAATTCTCTTGCTAAAGTCTTGTGGCTTTGTTCTTTTTCAGTTTTAGGCATTGCTTTTTTCTGCTTATTTTGCTGTTTTAAGTTTAATACCAACTAGGCAAAGATGTCTAGTTTTATTAGAACTTTTGGGAAAAGAAATTAGTTAATCCCCAGTTCCAACCTGCCATGTAATGAGCAGAATATAAGTTCTGAGGTCTATCTATTTGCCCGTTCATAAATGACTTAACATCATCTACTCCATTGCAATAGTCCAACTCATCTTCACTTACAGAGTTAGGAAACTCAGGAAGGCATGAGTAATCCAAGCTAGATGGAAACTCCAATGCTTGAGCTTCTTGCATACCAGCTAATTGATAAGACATGGTAAAAACCCTTTTATAGAATACTTAACTGATTAACCGATGGAGTTATCGTCACCACTTCTCTGGCGTTAGCCAGTCTGTAATAGCTTTTTTGCCCAGATCTAGATAGTTTGGGCAAAGATGAACAACTACCTTCCCTGAGAATGAGAATGTTATAACCTTTTTTACGTAGCTTGTGGACTACATCTCCGAATCTTGCATCTGCTGCTTTACAAAGCTCATCAGAGTAATGCCATTCACCATCCTGAAGCAGGTCTAATAATAGGTCTTGTTTAGTTTCTTGCATAACCCAAACCTCTTCTGTCTATTTTGCTTCACAACTATTAAGGCGTTAGCCTTTGCCTTTATCCTATACCGCTCTTGTCTTGACTGCAAGAATATTGCATTAGTGTGATACTCTATTGGGATGCACTGCCCAGGGAAACAAACATCTACCAAAAGTAGTATTTATGGGTAAAAAAATAGTCTTGTTTGTATCTAAACTAATGCTATACTAAATTGGCAAGCAAAAAAAAACCACCGCAGTTAACGGTAGTTTTATTAGCAAAATAAACAGAATCTTGGCAAAAGCAGTCAATCTCAAGTTGGCTCACACCCAACTCATATCAAGGTTGATAGCTTTTGCTTTGGTTCAGTTATACTCCTAACTATAATCTCTATGGTCGCAATTTGCAACACTGGCAATAAAGAAAATAATCAGAGGCTGCATTCATACCTTTTTGCCTATGAATCAGTCCTGAGAACAAGTTTATTGCCTTCAGCAAAGATATTAGCTCAAGTCCTAGTTTACCAAGGCGCATTAAAAGAAGGCGGTTGTTGCATAACTAATGAGGTGTTAGGGAGTTTTACCCTTCTTGATGCAGCCACAGTCCAAAGGCAAACGGCAGTATTGACTAAAGCAAAAATATTTCATCGTCATAGAGAGGGAAGGAATAACCCCTACACCTACTACTTCAACAGGAATACTGAAGAATGGGAGGTAGAAAAATATGTTTAACTTCTTTATCTGTTTTATCTATGGTATTGTTTATTTAAGTTTCCAATTAAAAACCCTCGCAATGCTGGATACATTCGAGGGACGGCGACTCACTCATTTCATACATACTCCTGGAGTCACACCATGAATATAGCACAGTCTTTAGATTTATCAACAATTAATTTAATAAATAAATTACTTTCCCCTGAGATTAAGTTTCGTCCTATCCTGGCAGAAGTGGGTGGTGGAGCAACTGAAGGCTTGTTTCTTTCCCAGTTATTTGACTGGACACAAGCTGTAAAAGATGGGGGAGAATGGCTAGAAAGAACCTACCAGCAATGGCATGAAGTCACTTATCTCACTCGCAGAGAAATAGATGCAGCCCGTAAGAAACTAAAAGCGTTGGGCATTCTAGAGGAAAAAAAGGTAGGGAGTAAGCAGAATATTCTCTATAAGTTAAACCTTATTGGTTTATACAAGTTAATTATAAAGCAATGTAATATTAGTACAGGTATACCAGACCAGGCAGTAACGGTAGAATCAGGTTTTGAGGTACATCGAGAGAATGAAGTAAAACAGCTAGAAGTCTTACCGGATAAGACTTTAGAACCCATCGAAAGAAATAGACTACCCCTAGAAACTCCTGTAGACATTCCAGTCCCACCAGTTCAGGAGTTAAAGACTGTAGAACTTTTGCCAGTTATAGACTACCAACCGCTTCCATTACAACAAACCTATTCCTCTACCCAAAAGTTTGAGGATAAGTGGAAACCTAAACCCCTACACCCTTGGAGAACTAATCCTGGTAAACACCAATATAAACCTGATGTAGTTAAATACCTTAAAGAAGTTTACCTACCTAAAACCCCATTCTATGAAGGTAAGCAGCCTACAAATGGGGAAACAATGCGGTGGTTAGCTCAAAGGGAATACGATGAGAAGGGAATGGCTTTAATTGAAGCAATGATGATTGACTATGAGGAGTACATCACTTCACCTGCGGCTAACGCCGCAAGAGCTATGAGGGAAGTAGATAACCTTCCTAAATGGGTTAAAACCTCTTGGGCTTGGGTAAAGACTCAGTATAAAGAATACTTAGAATGTGAGTGTGACTTATCTAAGTTTTATTACACCAACTCTCAAGAAGAAATAGATGTATGGGAATTATGGATTAGTAAAACATTCCCCGATAACTTTTCAAACATGATTGCAGATAAGAATAAAGTATTGAGTAATTTAAGGAGTGTGGCGTAATGAGATTTCTCAGTAAAAGCCTCACAACTCCTGAAGCGTTAGCTTCCTTAATTGCAAATATCTTTACCCCATGCTACCTTTAGATTAACGTAACAATTAGTCTAATAATAATCCTATGGGGTATAACTCAGGTCGTGGTGGTAAAAGGAAAGGGGCTGGTAGACCTACTACTGCCCCTACAAAAGTAATAAGAATAGCTACTGACTTATCCCGTGAGCAGTTAGAAGCTATTCTTAATTTATTGAATGAGTATGAAGAGATATCTGAAACAAGTTCTCCTACATCTCCGAGGTTTGTGCGGTTAAGAGAAATGTTGAGTAAGTATAAGGTGATTAAAAATAGATAACCATAGCTTTAGCGACTGCGTAGCTATATCATTTCTAGTTGCCTTGTAGGTTAATTCTTACAAGGCAATTGCCTTATTGGTGGTGAAGATTTAATGTGAGTCTGCGAACATTCTTAATAGCAAAATAAACAGGTTAACAGTTATGCCAGAACTAAACTTTAGCGGTAATCCTGCATTACCCCCACAAAACATGGAAGCAGAAGAAGCCATTCTTGGTGGTATTCTATTAGACCCTGAAGCTATTTCTAGAGTAATAGATAAATTAAGACCTGAGATGTTTTATGAGAGTAATAATAAAACTGTCTATGAAGCTGCTTTAGCTTTACATTCTCAAGGTAAGCCAACTGATTTAATAGCAATGACAACTTGGTTAACTGACCACAGTAAATTACAAGGCATAGGCATTAAACAAAAACTTAGAAGTTTGACAGATGGTGTTATTTCCGCAGTTAATATTGATGCCTTGGCAGAATTGGTAATAGAGAAATATGACCGTAGGCAATTAATTAAAACTGGGAATGAGTTGGTTCAATTAGGTTATCAAGCCGATTTATCTATTGATGAAGTAAAGAACCAAGCTGAACAAAAAGTTTATGCTGTTACTCAATCTAATAGGAGTTCTAACCTTTCTAAGATAGGCGATATTGCATTACTTAATTACCAAGAGACTGTTGATATTTATAATGGTCTTAAACCAGCAGGTATTCCCTATGGATATTATGACCTTGATGCAATGACCCATGGACTTCAAAGAGGAAATCTTATCTATGTTGCTGGTAGACCTGCTAGTGGAAAAACTTCCTATGCCATGAATATTGCATCCCATGTTGGGGGAAAGCTTAAACTGCCAGTAGCAATCTTTGGTTTTGAGATGACTAAGGAAGAGAATACTAAAAGATTCCTTTCTGTAGAATCTCATGTTGAGTTAGGTAAGATTATCTCTGGTAAGTTATCATCTGAAGAGTGGATAAGATACCGTGAAGCTGTTAGAAAATTGCAGGATGAATATAATATCTACATAGATGATAATACTGCAAATAGTGTAAACTCAATTCATTCTGCTTGTAGGTCTTTAACCGCACAAACTGGTGAACTTGGTTTAGTAATAGTTGATTACATTCAACTTATGGATGAACCAGGATTTAAGTCTGGGGAAAGACAACTTGAACTATCACAAATTAGTAGAAAGTTTAAGAAGATGGCAGGTGAACTTAACTGTCCTGTTATGGTTCTTTCACAGTTAAGTCGTGGTGTAGAAACAAGAACAGATAAGCGTCCTATAATGTCTGACCTAAGAGATTCAGGTTCATTAGAGCAAGATGCAAATTTGGTTATGATGCTCTATCGTGATGAGTATTATAATCCTGAATCCATAGAAAAAGGAGTTGCAGAAATTATAATAGTCAAGCACAGGAATGGAGCAACTGGAACTGTCAAGCTTCTCTTTGATGCTGAGTATACTCAGTTTAAGAATATGGAAAGACAGACCTGGTAGCTAGTTAGGGGAGGTATTACACTCCCCAATTAACTACTCAAATTCTATGAACTGAACATAATTAACTCTCTACAGCTTTAACCAATTGTTTAATTGTCTTGATTTCTTTATCTGCAATAAAACTGCGAATGTCATTTAAGACTTCAACATTAACACCTGTGTCAATTTCATCATAGGTTAAGCAAACGTTTTGACTTCCTTTTACACAATACCAATTACCCCTTCTAGTTTTGTAAACAAAAATTTCACCTCTGTTACCAGTACCGTAAAATCCATCAACTACTTTAGTGTCTTCCATCTTTAACTACCCCTAAATTAATTACTCAACTACAATTCTTTCAATCCCAAATTCATTCATTGTCTTGTTAAATAATTCTTGAATCCTGGGAATACGGTTCTCTAACCAAGGTTTAATTCCTTCAGTTACTGGAACTACTTCATCAGGAAATAAAGCAATGTGGTCACAGAAGATTTCAAAATATTCTTTTTTTGTTTTCTCAGGTTCCCATTCCGACAATCCCTGCCAATGTTCCCACCAATAAATAGCATTAGCTATATAGTGCGTTGGTAAACCGTTCTGATCCCACAAGTGAAATTGAATTAACGGTTTAAGTTCTGGGAAATGAAGGGCTATTTCATCATGAATAAAACCAGCAGAATATTCTTTCCAGATAATGCGTGAAGTGCTTTGGACCCCTACATCAATATTTCCAGTAATTGAGAAATCAGGATGTGAATTACCTTGAATATAACTCATGCCATACTCGACAACGATTCTGTAAGTTCTACCATCTTCAGTAAATAGCTTTTCTTTTTTTTGAAACTTGTCAACACTTTTCATAACTACTCCTAAATTGATGAATTAGCCTTAGTAACCTTCACAGCTACTAAGGCGTTAGCCTGCTACTTTGTCATATCGTAGACATAGAAACAGTGGTCGAAGTCTGGGTTATCCTTGCTATGCACATTTACATAGCCTTTCATTGTCATACCATATTGACTCATTGTTTTCCATATTTCGTCAAAGTTTAGGCAGTTAATATACATTGCCACACCGCCATTAGGGCAGGGAATGTTTATTTCTTGAAGCTTCTCTTCAATCCCATGTTTAACCAACATCTCCTCAATGTAGGCATCTCGGCTTTCCCATTTGCCTACAAACTTATTAAGGATTTGTGATATGGTGTATTCTTCTCCTTCTTCATAATATTGGAAACACTTAACAGCATTAATGAGAAGACATATCATCTGTTCATCATAAGGCATTTCATTGTCTTCTAGATAGTCTAGATAAGCTTGTACTTCTAATTCTATTGAACTCATAACTACTCCCAGGAAAACTAAATTGAAAGGTGAACGTCTGCTCCAAGCAGTGTGAGTGAGTTACTTAATTGAACTCACTCCTAGCCTTTTCCATCACTACCATTCGGGCGTTAGCCCAGTAACCTTAACTTCAAAAAGACTATTCCCTATTTGGAAGAATAGAAAAATACCTTTTTTGTCTACGTTATCACTTAAACAAAAGAGTAGGGTTTGTAAGGTTTTAACCTCATACTTTCTAGTGCCTGTTTCAGTTCCTACAGCAAACTCACAGTATGACTCTGAGATGAGTCTACTACACAACTTAAAGGAAGAGGTGTATTCAGGATGTAGAAATGAATACTCTAGAGCCTGATGAGTAGTTATAAACCTATCCAAATCAATAAGGTCATTGATTGTCTGTTGATATTGATTACCTCTAATTGTGCAATCAATTACTAATTTAGTTGTCATCATCTTTTTCTAAATAAAGGTCAGAGTGTTTTCTGTAGACATCAGCAATTTTAGATATGCGGTTTTCCTCATCTTCCATAGCTTTTTGTTGCTCATGAGTTAAGGGGGGATTATATTCATAGTCGGTACAGTGCGCTGCACAGTAAATTGCAAATTCATCGTAGTCTAAATACTCTTCAGGTTCTACCCAGCCTTCTTCACTAATATCTTCCTTACCACATTCCCAGCCATTATCGGGAGGGTGTCCAGGATAATTCCAGATTTTAACGTGGATACAATTTAAACAAGATTTGATTTTAACTTCAGTCATATTAATCAACATCCTTTATTAATGTGTAGCCAGTAGAAATAGGACGGAATCTTTTCAAAGATACTTTGGTAGTCTTTTTGGTGACTAGATTAACAACTACAGCTTTATTTTCTAAGTCATTAATAGCTATAACTTCTATTTGCCTATCACCAACTCTCTTGTCATTATCTTTCCAGATTTGTCCTACTTTAACTTCAGTCATAATCACCTCTAACTACTACAAGCTCACAACTACTAAGGCGTTAGCCTTTACCTAAACCCAGATGCAGGTTTTAACCTACGAGATTTAAACCTAACAGGGTCAGGGCTAAGATTGCCTTTACGGGTTTTCTGCATACTCTCAATAGCTTTATCATGAGAGTATCTAATAATAGCCAGTTCCCAACGAATATGTTTGAGAAGATTATCCAATTCTACTATGTAATTTTCATAACTTTGTTTTTCAAAGTCGTAGAAAATTTGCTTTCTCTTTAGTAAAGCTATCATCTCTAACACTATCTTTTCCCTTTCTTTTGCAGGGATTTTACCACCTTTCTTCCCCGTAATTGTAAAGGAAACTGTGGGAATACTTTCTATTCCGTAATCTTCTGTCCCATTCCTCCGGGTGTATTTAATAACCTTGCCAACGAAGCCTACCTTTTCATTTAGCTTAGGAACTCTTTTGGGTTGACGTTTCTTTAGCTCATCATAAACTTCCATCTCTTTAGAAGTAAAGAAAGTATTTATGTGATGGATTTCCCTTACTTCTGGGTTGTGGGAATACTCCTTAACTCTTACATCTACAATACAGTAGGAATTGGGTTCTATCTTATTGATGATTCCTACAACTAATACTTTATGCCCTAGCCAATCTTTTAGGTTTCTCATAACTGTTAACTGTTTATTTTGCTATTAAATATTCTACCTCACAGCTAATGGGGCAAATGCCCCAAAAGCAGTGGAATAGCTACGCCGTCGCTAAAGCTATGCTACCATCTAGTATTTTATACCACTACTACAAGCCAAGATTAAAGTATGTTTACTTCGGGTAAAAGCTACATACTCTAGATTCTTTTCTTGCTGCAAGCTTTCCTGATTCTGTCCCTTGAATGTGTGAGGGCATAATTCAGGATGTAAAAATACAACCCTTTCCGCCTCTAATCCTTTAGCAGTATGAATGGTGGAAAGGATAACGCTATCCTCTCTTTTGACAAACAAATTGCTAAGGGATTTCTTGAATGACTTAATGTTGATGAGATTACCAAATCCTTCGTAACAAGCTAATAGAGCATCACACTTGTCGCGCAAAGTTGCAATAACCTTAAATGCACCTTGCTCAACTAATCGGGATTGTCTACTCTGAAATAAGATTTCTAGGAACTCAGGGAATCTTTCAAATCTAAACCCAGATACCTTAGAAATGTCATCTAGAAGGATTGATAGGGACTGTTCAAGATTAGAGTCACCAGCTATAATCCTTGCAGGAATACGGGCAATTATGAGCTTGTTGCAAAGAGATATTAGTGGCGCGGTCTTTCTACAAATAATTAACTCACCACCTCTTAGATGTGGAAGTAGTTCTTCATAGTCGTATTTTCCTGTTATATCAGCCTTTAACCCAACATCAATAATTACACCTTCAATGGCAAAGGGTGAAGGCTCTATTGTAGGTACTAGCTTTTGCGCTAACTTCAAGTGAGACTTGGGACACCGATAGCAGATTGACAATGGCAAAGATATTGCATTAGTGCGAGACTTTAACCTATCAAGGGCATCTGTATTTGCTCCAGCAAATCCCATAATAGCTTGCCACCTATCACCTACTCCAAGGATACGAGTATTGCTATCAGTAAACTTCAGAAAAAGTTCTAATGCTGATGAAGAGGTATCTTGCATCTCATCACCAAATACCCAAGCATACTTATGAGGAGGGTTTAACTTCCATAGGTAAGGAAGGAAAAGCTGGTCTTCAAAAGAGATAACACCTTGCTTTGCTAGTTTATCTCCTTCTTTGATTACATAGCTCAACCAACTCCCCACAACATTTAGATTATTGATGTCAAGATTGTATTCTTGAATCATCCTTTCTAATGCTTCTTTACTTTTAGTACCAGTTAAAGTCTTCATTGAGAATGTAACTACCGTACAAAGCTCATTGGAAAGCCTTTCATTAATTTCCCAGTCAACACTTCCATTCTGGTCTTTAACTATTTTTCTGCATATTTTGATATACTTTTTAGGGTCAACATCTAAGTTTCTATTTCCTAAATCCTGAAGCTTTTTGTATATCAATCCATGCCCTAGCGAGTTTGTTGTTTGAACTTGTGCTATATGCCCAATCTTTTTATCAAGCTCTAATTGAATCCTCTTACCAAATGCAATTGCCAAAGGCTTAATACCGTATTTGTTATAAACAATTTCACAGCTACGTTTAATGAGAGTTGTCTTTCCACTACCAGCTAAAGCCTCCACAATTATATTCTCAGACCCATACTCTATGGCATGATAGACTGCCTTCTGATAATCAGAATCTATCAAAGTATCTATTGCTTGAACCATTGTTTTTACCTGTTTATTTTGCTAATTAAAAGTCCTGCCATAAATTAAATTATAGCAGGACTAATTTACTTATCACAACTCCTGAAGCGTTAGCTTAGAACTCATCAAGTGAGGATTGTGAATCCTTACTGCCCATCAAGATTACTTTGTTGGCAAGAAACTTGATACCATTTCTAGGTTCACCGCTTACTTTATCCGTCCAAGTTTCAAAGACTAAGATGCCTTCAATTCCAAGATTCTCTCCTTTACGACAGTATCTTTCTATAGCCTCACCCTGCTTGTTCCAGGCAGTAATGTTATAGAAATAACCCTTCTTTCTTTCACTAATTAAGAGTGAAGTTTGTACAAAGAATTTGCCGCTATCACAATCTCTTTTCTCAGGCATCTTAGCCATCTTACCAGCAAGGTAAATCTTGTTGTAGTTCACTTCTGGCTTAATAGGACAAACTGAATGGGCTAAGATATAAGGTTGTTCGACTACTTGTTTGCTTTGTTTATCTCTAAACTCAGTAAAGAATTGACCCATTACCAACATCTTCATTCCAGGTTGAAATAGGCTTAACCTATCAGAAGTAATCCCAGAAGAGGATTTATCGTAAGGGTTGTTGAATCCCTTAACAGTTACAAAATGCTCTACTGGATTACCGTCTTTATCAGGCTGATTATAGGAGCATTGAGCAAGGGAGAAAGGTTGCTGTCCAGGTATGTCAGCAAAGGTTTCAACAAAGTTAACTGTGAGAGAAATATTGATAATGTTCATGGTGTTAATTGGTAAGTGAATTAGAGGGAAGTCACTATTATTCCCTCACAGCTAATTAGGCGTTAGCCTATGATTTGATTTCTTCTTTAAAAACCCACCATTCTTTCATAATAAATTCTTTTGGATTTTCTAGAAAATCTTTCCATTCTTTACAAATAATAGATGATAGGACTACGCATTGCATATACATTTCAATCTCATCATCCCTAAAATGATTTATGTGAGATGTCATTCTTGTTTTGTCATAAAACTTGCAAATCTCAATTATCTTTTTCCCATTATTGCCGTAAAACGCAAGTTGAGGATTTTCTTTTCCACCAGATATTTCCAATATTAATCTGATGCCACATCTATCTATTGCCCATCTCATAATTAACTACTCCTTAAAATCTATAGTCTACAATTTCATTGACCAATTCAAACCCAAAAAGATTAATATTCTTGACAGCATGATTTCTAGTTAAAGGATTGGACTTAGCTAAATCATACTGTCTTTGCAGTGCTTCTCTTTGTTCTTCCAAAGGTTTTTCAGCTAAAGGAGTAATGGGTTTCTTCATTTCTTGTTCTTTAGCTTTTGTTTCCTTGATAACTAATTTATCAAAAATGCTGTTCTTAATTCCCCATACCTTTACTTCAAACTCAAACTTGTCAGAAGGAATACGAAAGGAGCTATTAGGCTTTAGTTGACCTGTTGCCTTATCAAGTTCATTTCTCCATCTAATAGCAGCTAAACGACAATGACCATTCTTTAGCAGCCATTGTCTAAACCTCTCAGCATTTTGTTCTGCACTACCTTCTGAAGATTTATTAAACCCAAAGTAACTAATCCAGTGGTCATAACCAGGCGCACCGCTACAATAGTTGAACTCATAAATCCGATTAGAAATGGCAACCAACTCAGAGTCATACATTGCAGTTTGATTGCGGCAAACCTTAACACTCCAAATAGCATTAATAAGTTCAGCTTTAGTCATGTTACTCATTACTTTACCAAACAATGCCTTGACGATTACTTGCCCTAGTTGCTTATTAATCTTAGAAGCTAATGCTTTTAGCTGCCTAATAGTTAATGCTTTCAAGTCTTCTATTCTTTTAACGTCACTAAATATAATGACAGATTTCTCTTTTGCAGATAGATTGAATTTCATGATATAATACTCCTAATTACCAAACAAACATTACAAACCCCTTCCAGATACTCTCCAGAAGGGGTTTTATTTTTACATCAAATCTGTTAAGGCGTTAGCCTTTGCTGGGGTACTCTTCAACTTTCCATGATTCTTGCTCTATAAAACTTTGTGGTTCTTTGATAAAGGTTTCCCATTCGCCAATCATCTTAGCCATTAACGGGATTAGTTGCTGATAATGCTCAAAGACAGGATATCTATTATCGCAAATCCTAACTTGAATATTAGGAGGACAAACCTCACCTTTAATACGAGAATAGGAAACATAAATTGCCGCAATAGTTTTACCATCTATCAATGAGAAAAATATCTCCCCAATATTGTTATTGCTACCGTATTGTTTAAAGATTAACTGAGTATTGTCTTTTTCTATTAATAGCTCCATTTTACCTCACGGGTTATATTGCACTTCACCGCTTCTGGGGCGTTAGCCCCATACCTGTTACACTAAATTATCTAATACCAACACTTTGTTGTTGCCGTCTTTCTTCATCTTGCTGTCTACGGGCATTAGCAGCTAATCCTAACCACACTGCACCCAAGGTAGCAGGTATAGCCCACTTAGGAATTTTCATGCCTCCAGTCATTCTCACATCAGGTTCTATGGGAATATTGGGAGCATTGCCACCCATAGAGAAAACACTATTAGTAACACCCGGAGTTTGATTTCTACGTCTTACCCTGGGGGTATCAATCACTTCTGGATTAATAGACTGCCTAGAACTTCTGGGAACTATAGCTACGCCATCACTATTAGCTATATTAACTATTTGATTACCTGCGGGGATAAGTTGCTGTGTAGTAATAGCCTCTTCAGGGAATGGTGTTACCCTACCCAAGTTCATAACATTAGAAGTGGGAACTGTGGATAATTCAACTTTTTGTCGTGTGCGATATGCGGGAAGTAGCCTAGCATTTTCTAAAGACTTAACTTGAGCAGGGGTTAAATCTCTACTGGCTGCAATTGTCTCAATGTCATTAGGATGATAAAGTTTAGTTTCATTTAATTCTTGAGCTTGTTCATAGGGTAAATATCTATTAGGTAAACTACCAACAACAGAAGCAGTTAATTCATCGTCAGGATTATTTCTATACCTAAAAGAATCATCTTCAGTTTTCATTCCTAAAACACTATTAGCAGTAGAGAGAAAGGCTTCTAACTGCTGTGGACTACCTTTTCTTTCGATAACAATTTCAGGAGCATCTTCAATACCAATAATGGCATTATGGGCTGCACTAGCACGAGCTATTTCATCTCCTAAATAATTAGAGTAGTTTTGCCACCCCTTAAATGTTTTACGAGTAGGTGTTTGAACATCACGGATTAACTGGACTGGACCGACAAAGTCTTCAGATATTGGAGTTGATAAATCTGTGGGATTAGCTAACATATCTTGATTGAATACCCTCATGCCTGGAACTAGGGTGGTGTAGTTACCGTCAACAACTGAACCCACCTGTTCATTCAAGTTATTCATGGCTAGTTGTTTTCTGTTACTAATTACCGCATCAATTCTATTCTTCTTCTGTTGAGTTCTGTTAATAGCACCAAGAATATCTGTAGGTTCTTCGTAACCAGCATTGTAAACTTCTTTCTGATTTAAGATTACTTTATCTTCAGGACTAATGTAATCATCAGGATTAAACGCTAAGTTACCTCTAGCAGCTTGTTCAGCAATCCATTCAGGGGTAGGTTCGGATATATTTTTACCTGCTCTAAAGGGTAAATCTATTCTTGCCGCCCTATGTTCACTTCTATTAACAGCCTGAAGATAATTTCCACCAGCCGCAGGATCAAACTCAGGAGCAGTAGCTTGTGGGGTTACATCGTAATACTGCCCATCAATTAGTATTTTGGCGTTAGCCAAGGCATTATCTCTAGCTAAGTTAGGGTTAGCTTTTACCCAAGCATCTATGTCATCACTGCTAAAACCTTTTAGCTCTAACTCCTCACGTTTGCTTTTAGGAAGATAGGATGTTGCTACACTATCTAAATTAAGTGGAACATTCACATAGTTAAGAGCTTTATCACCCCTAACTTCTCTACCAGATTCTGTAGTGTATATCTGGTTATTTATTAGCCACCCCTTTTTACCTTCAGCATTGACAGGTCTAGGAGTAACTGTTACCGGAAGATAAGCCCCTTCAATTACACCTTTAGGAACTACACCAGGAATATCTTCTTTCCATCCAGCATTACTATCATTAGCATTGGGAGTTAAGTCCATGTATTGTGCATACTGTGGGCTTTCAATACCTGCAATTCTACCAAAGGGAGTAATAGTGTACTTCCTGTCAAATGCAGGTCTAGACTCTCCCCTTTTTGCTATTTCAATTAAGGTGTCAACCTCTTCACCACCAAGATACTTTAGTGGAATTGCAAACAATTCATCAACTCTAGCTTTTCTCTCTTCAGCGGTAAGAGAATTATCTGCAAGTATAGACTGTTTTTGTTGAACTAAAAAAGGAATTTCTTTCCTTATCTTCTGTGCGGTAATTGCAGCTTGAGTTCTAGGGTCAGCTTCATCAAGAACTCTAGCTAATCCTACACCTTTAGGTAAAGGAATTTGGTAGCCGCTATCAAGTGCAGTAAACGGTCTACTCTTATCCCACACAGGATTTAATAAACCTTTATCCTTAGCTTCATCATAGCTCATGCCTTCTGGAACGGATGCGGAATCAGGTAGAACACCTTCCCAATCTTCAGGAGCAAGACTTATTTTCCTTCCACTACGTATAGGCGACCCCACAAACTGAATATTCCCATCAGCATCTTTTCTCAGCATTGGGTAAGCTTCTGCCCCACGCATATCTTCACCGCGTTGGAAGTTAGCTATCTGCGCTGACCGGGGAAGTGGTAAACCCTTACCATATTTTGGAGTTAAAGCCTCAATGGGAATACCTTGATTACTAAGTTCTACAGTGCCAAACTCATTTACATTGTAAGCACGTAGAGGAGTTTCAGGATTAGTTTTAAATCTGTAGAATTGAGTGTTGGTAAAGTTTCCAGGGTAAACAGAATAGGGTTGAAAGACATCTACTTCTCCTGGTTCGTATCCTTCAATTGTTTGCTGTCTGGATACCTGTAAATTTGCAGGTGAGTAAACAATAGGGGGGTTCGGATTACCTTTGCCGAGGAAAGGAAGTGTTGACTGCAAAGACTCAGGAACATCAGCTAATAAGGTTGAATTATCAACATCAGCTATACGTCTTGACCCTTGGTTTAATGATAAGGTTTGCTTTTCACCGTAAATAGGTCTGCTTACCTGATAACTTCCGGCTTTCTGATACCTGTCCTCTTTGTAGGGAACTACAGCAAAGTCACCATCATCAAATCCTGTGCTACCTGTTCTAACATAAACAGTTCTGTTAGGGTCATAGATAACTTTACCAGTTCGCGTATCCCTAACAAGTTGTGAAGTGTTAGTATAAAACTCACTTGCTGGAGTAAAGTTGTTAATACCTTTAGGAACTTCAGGCAATGGTATTTTAGCTACCCTAGATTCTGTATTTGTATTAGGTTCATAAGGAATGTAATCAAGCCCTTCTGATTTTTGGTCATAGTCTATTTCGTATGCCAAACTATTAACTGCATTACCTGAATTTACCAATGTTTTATACAAGAATGGCATATTAGGTACATCTAATTTATGCACCTTAACATTTAGATTTGGTTGTACAAAAACATTGTCAGATTGAATTACTTCTGGAGTGTCAACAACATTCCCCTCAGCATTAAAACCTAACCTGCCACCAAGGTAATCTGTTTCTTGAAGTGATGGATATGCAGGTGTAGCATTGGGTCTTATGTATCCTGTATTGCCATAAGGCTCTCTGGTAATACGAAGACCTAACTGTCCTTTTTTGTCAAAATATAATTCAGGCTTTCTTTCCAGTTGACTTAATACTGGACTCCCTTCAACTTCTATCTGTCTTATATTCCCGTCACTGTCAGTATAGGTAATTGGGTATTTTTTCCCTTCAACATAATTAGGGTTGGCAATATAGGCAGGGGCTTTCCTAATTCCCGCAGTTCTTCTACCACCTCTAGTCAAATCAAGAACTTCCATTGATTGTCCACTACCTTCTACATTAGCATTAAAGTAGTTGAACAAATCTTGTGGGTTATTCTCGTCTACCCATCTACCACTATTTCCTGTATTTACATACTTATTAATTGTCTCACCCGTAATTGGATTGATAGCAGGAACAGGTCTAGTGAAGGCTTCTAGTCCTGGGTTATCTGGGTTTTCCCTAATAATATCAACTAAATTATCTCTACCACCTTCTCTCATTCCTCGGTTAATATCTGTCATTTCCTGAGCAAGATTAGTAGTTCCTTTTCTAACAGGTAAACCACTAGCTTCTTCACTCACTCCGGGTCTTACTAAATAGAAACCACCATTTCTAGTTACATTGAAAACCTCTCTTGTTAGAGGATTCATGTAGGTAGCACGGTAGTTGTTTCCACTATTATCTGTAGCCTCATAAAGTTTTACATTCTCTCTATTAAAAGAATCCATTCCACTGGTAGGAATAAATCTAGTTTGTGCTGCAATATCTTTAGCTGCTTTTAATTGCCCTAATGTAATTAAGTTGCGAGTACCTATTGTTTTATTCTCTGTTGGTGAAAGTATTTCTTGACCATCATTGCTTCCTATAATTCTTTTACCATCAACAGGAGAAATGATATTTCTTGTTACTGCATCATTTAGTTCAATAAAGTCATTCCCCATCCCATCTGCTTTAGAAAGCATTGGGATTACTCCACCTTTGCCATCATTCTTGTAAACAATTGTAGTAGCAGTTCCCCTGCCTCTACTAAATACAGTATCACCCGTTTCTTTATCTATCCAAGTTTGAGGTAATAAGATAGAACCAGTATTATTTAGAAACCCACCTTGTCCTACCCTAGACATTACTTCTGGGGAATAAGCTTGGTTTACTTGCGCTATTCTTGGGGATGTGCCGATAAACCTTTTGTATTCATCTGGAATTGAATAATCCCTTTTAGGGGAAAAATTAGCAGTACCAAAGAATCTATCTTCACCACTGGTTAGTTGATTATCTACAGCTTGTTGTTGTTGAATATAGGCTTGTTCTTTATCTTTGTTCCATTGCCTATCAACTAAATACTGCCTAGCTTGTGGGGATAAATCTTGATTAGGGTCCAAGTCTAACCTAGACTCAATAGGTGGTATAGGAACAAAATTACTTTGCTCACCCTGGATTAAACTAGGAACTTCTAGTTTAGTGGGAATGGTTCTACCACCACTAATTAATTTCTGTGTAACACCAGTGGCAGGATTAAAAACTAAACCCCGATTATAGTCATAAACTAAACCTGTTTGTAAGTCAGTTCTAATTCCCACAGGTTTAGGAATAGGAATATTCTTAACGTTTGCAGTTCTGTTTTCCCTGTCTTCTAATACATTAAACTGATACTTTTCATCCTGCGCTTTAGGAGTTGAAACCCCGACAATTCTATTAACATTTGTAGGAGTAAGTGTAGGGTTAGGTGTCCACTTTGTACCTTGCAAGAACCCTACCGCCCACTTCTCATAATCATTTCTTGGTTGCCAGTTAGGGTCTTGTTCAATAGCTATCCTTACACTTTTAAGGTCTAGTGGTTTTTGTGAAACTGGTTGAGATTTAATTGTACTTCCTTGATTGCGTGTTGATGAAACTCTGTCATCATAGGTGTCATAATCATCGTATTCTCCTGCAATGGCATTATAACTGTCATCATCAAAGGAATATCCGTCAACGTTTGCACTTCTACCTTGTTGTGGTTGTTCAACTTCTGGACTAACGTATTTGCGTAAGCTACCGATTACACTTTCCTGAGTAGCTTCCATAGTAGGACTAGCTACGGCTTTAGACAATTTTTCTATTGCAACCTTTTTTTTATCATCATCAGTTTGTCCGTGATACCAAAACTGTCTGCCAGCTAGTCTAGGGAGGTCTTGGTTGATAAATTCATTTAATTGTCCAGGGGTCATCTGCGAGATAATATCAGCAATAATGTCATTATTCATAGGAACTCTTAATTAATGGTTTATCTACAGACTTCGCTAGTAGATTTGGTTATAGAGTTCCTATCAATACTTTTGGGGCAAATGCCCCATTAGCGGTGAGGGAGTAAGATTACCCCCAGCAATTAAGCCAGGGAATAATCCTACCCTACTTCACAACGTAAGCCTCGTTGTAAGTAGGGTGTCCTACTTTATCGAAGCGAGTATGGAGATGAACTACCATCTCTTCTTCTAACTTGATAGGCGGTGTATCTCTGACTGGCACTACCCCTATGGAGTAATCGTTTGACTTTGCAATAAAGTAGTGTTTGCCATCACTACCAATGCCTGCCTCAATCTTCATGACTATTGTTTCACCTCTAAAAATGTGGTCACGAAAGTCTGAGTAAGTCCTGCCTACAATGCTGAGTGTGTCAATCCTCAGTGTTTGTAGCTGCTGGCATATCTGCTCTATTCCTATAAGAAAGCAGATATTAGTTGAGAACCCTACTCTATCCTGATGCTCTTTGGCATTAGGGTCAGGAATCCCTGTTTTATTTGCCCTGTGCTTACATTCCCAGAATGCAGCCACAGCCATCATCCTTTGTTCAGGAGTTAGATGGTCTAGGAAGGACTCAAAGTGTTGAACAACGTGCTTCCTCATCGAGGAATAACGTTCTTCAATAATCTTGGGGACTTTTTTCTCTGGGTTGTCTTTCTCCCATCTACGCTGCTCTAGCCCCGCAGTATACATAGCAGAAGCATAGTCAGAACACACAACCTCAGCACGTTTAATCCAATTCTCACTAGGGTTGAGGTGTGAGAATAGAACATTGAAAGGGCGTAAGTTAGTTGCCTTGAGTTCGGGCTTAACCCAAAGCTTATTAACTTCAGCTATCATCAGTCCTACGGTGTCATTAGGGCGTGATGACATGGGATAAGACAAATAACATTCGTTGTCTTTAGTCTCCTTGAGCCAGTCAACCTGTTGAGACTTGAGCGCATTACCAATAGCATCAAGTAGCTTCTTATCAGGTGGAGTAGCACCCTTCAAAGAATCTACCGCAGCTTGCAACTGTGGGACTAGCTTAAATACGAAGTCCTCACGTTTGCAAGCCCAAGACTTGGCTATGTAATAGGTAATCAAACCAGTTAGGTTTTCCATACTCTTAACGAGTATTTCACCTAAAGACCCCTCAATGGGTATCTTTTTGCAGTTAGACTTTAACTCAGCCTGGTCTAAGTCAGGCTCACCAAATGCCTTTACTGCTTTGGCAACATTGGGTAATCTATGAGAAGGCAACCACATCAGAAAGTCGCCATCTGTGTCACGCCCTAACTTCATAAGGGTATTGCAGTTGCCTACAATAATCCCCTCCTGATCTTCCCACTTAGGAAGCACTTTATTAGTCCACACCTTAATGTCATATTTCCACCTACAGGGGTAGGGAAATACAATCACTTCCTCACCGTGAGGTAAACCAGGGATATATATGCAATCATCTGGTAATTCCTCATCTGGCATTACCATAGAGGAGTTGAACTTCATACCACCACTAGTTGCCACCTCACGCCACCTGTGAGATAACATCTTTGTGATGGACTTAATAGCCCAAGGATGAGTAGATAGCTGACCGTGAATGTCAGCCTTCAACAGCTTAGATAAACGAGATTCATCAACACTCTCATCATTCTCATTACCTTTTTGCAGAAGGTAAGCTAATAGCTTCTGAGGATTATTGACTAAGATATTCAGTTCCTGAGATTGCCTTTTGGCAACAGGAACTATATCCTTTTCTACGGCATTCCAAGGTAGGAATTGAACTACAGAATATGAGAGGTTAGACTTACGGAAATCCCAGCCCATCTCATACCGCTCAATAACTTCTGTATCCGTTTCCTCAGATTCAATTAACCTAGCTTTTTTGCCAGGAGATTTAAAGACTAAGCCAAAAGCAAACTTAGGAAGTTGATACTCCCCAGGCTTAACTTTATTACCTTTAAAGCAAGATGTAGGCAATACTAAATCGTATTTACCTTTCTTGAAGCCGACTGCAATTGTCCCCTTAGCACACCAATCAGGATTGATGTTAAATGCCCTGAACTGGAATGGATTAACTACGGACTCTGCAAACTCCATTGCAAGCTTTTCAGAACACTTACCGTGACAGTCACCAGTCCTGTATTTCCTGGACTTAGTATCACCGTCATCAACCACTAAAAGCTTGATGGCGATATCCTTAATCAACTTACATTCGGTAGTTAAGTTAGAGCCGTAATTGGCAGCATTCATGTTGCTACCAAAGAAGCGGGTAAAGCAATCGAACTCTGAGGTAGAGTAGATTGCCTTACCTTGCTTCCGACTACCCGAACCGCCTACCAACCTATAATTCTCAAAGCCCTTATCCAGGACTTGAGAGATGTAAATGGTGTTAGGCTCATCATCAGCTAACAGCGCACCAACGTCGCCAATGGCAAACTGAACATCGGGGAATAGATGCCCTAACATCGTGTTTCTGTAAACACTTTGACAGTGATTTGGTAGCCACTGTTGACTTACCAAATCGTATTGAGGTAAAATCAGTCTAGTCAAGGTTGATTCCCTTTGATATGTGGAAACTAAACCCCCTAGTAGACAGCCGTCAAACTAACTACTAAGGGGTTTATTGATATTCAATTAGTGCGTAGCACCCATAAAAAACTCACTTTAATTCAATCTAAGTCAAATTAAAGTGAGTTTCATAGCTATTTAGGCGTTAGCCTTGTACTCATCTCTTATTTTCATAAGGATTTTCCCAAGATGATTTTGCCCAATGCCATCCATAGTTTTTCCCCAAATTCTATCCCCCCAATTATTCCATTCTACAATTTCTTCATTGCCTGTTTCCATTAGTTTTTGATGCCATTTAGACCCAGGGACAAACTTCTTTCTCAACCCATACTCCATCACCTCAAATTTAATTTGCTCCCAGTCACTTCTGAGCTTTACTTTTTTCCCTAGCTTTTTGGACTCACTAGCAGAAACACTTGCAATCTTTTTTCTTGTTTCAATATCAGACTTGTCTACTTTCATCGCTTGATAAAAGTTTTCAACAGTCCAAAATTCAATCCCCTGGTAAACAAATGGGGATTCAAGTTTTTCAAAATTACTAAACCAATTCTTAACCCACTTACCCATAACTCAACTCACTACAACTACAACTACAAAATAAGTGCGTAGCACCCATAAAAAAACTACAACTACAACTACAAACCCGTAAGGGACTAAACTACAACTAGGAGGCGTAGCCTCCATAAAAACCTTCAGAGGTTTAAGCCACCGTTAAAAGGAAATATTTTAACAGCAAAATAAACTTAGCTTACCATGACAGTATTAGTTGACCATCAAATTAAATCCTTATGTGAACAGGGGCTTGTTAATCCCTATGATGAATCTTTAATTAACCCATCTTCATTAGACATTAGACTAGGAAATAATCTAATTATTGATGATGAGATAACAGACATTTCTTATCATACAAAAAACAATCCCTACATCTTAGAACCTAATGAGTTTGTGTTAGCAGAAACCCTAGAGTATTTAACAGTTCCAACTAATATTGCTATTGAACTAAAGCTTAAATCTTCTAGGGCTAGAGAGGGTTTATCTCACGCATTAGCAGGATGGGTAGATAACGGCTTTTATGGAGTGTTGACTTTAGAGTTAAAGAATTACTCCACAAGAAAACCAGTGTTTATTTACCCAACCTTAAGAATAGGGCAACTAATCATTCATTCAACAGAAGAACCTACTACTCCCTACAAAGGAAAGTATAGTGGGTTTAATACTGTGATGGGTAGCCTGGACAATTAATTAAGCCGACACCTCAGACAATGATTCATACATATCAACACAACGTTGTAGGATTTCTTTAGGGTCTTCAGTTATAAATACTTTGACCCTGTCTTCTTTCCCCTTCTCAAACCATTCAACAATAGGGGATTGAATAGTCCTGAGACTATCTTCTTTAATAACATGAGGGATGATAATTGTTCCCTCTTCTTTTACCCCTTGAAGACCATCTAAGATATACTTCTTTGCTGATTGAATATTGTCAGGGTCACGGGTAAATCTTTTAAGATACCAGGTAAATTCCATCCAAACTTTACCGGGGAATTGAATGGTATCAGCAGTCTCATTAGCAATACGTTGTGTCCATTCTTTCTTTAGTTTACCACCAACAAATCTATTCTTAGCTGATGCTGCAATGATTTCATTAAGGGTTGGTGGAAGATCAAAGTAATAAGTGATATTCATTTTATTAAATCAAGAGACTTATCTTTACTCATAACTACTCCAAGGTTTACATCACCACTAATGGGGCAATTGCCCCAGCACTTGTGAGGGTTAACTACCAAATCCTAGTAAAGCATTTACTGGAATGCTTATAGGGTTTTGTTCTAATCCTTTATTAACAACTTCTTTTTGTTGGATAGCTCTGTCTTTAGTTGACTGCCTAACTGCGCTTTTATTTTCTTCCTTCATAAATCACCTGCTTATTTTGCTGAATATATTATACTATGGGGTAAGCAAAATAAACAGTAGCGGTTAGTTATGGAACTAAATAAAAACACAGAACTAAGCAACAGCTTGGGAATAGCTATTGTCAATAAAAATATTGACTTAGCTAAATCGGTTATCACGGAACTTTCTGAATTAGAAGAAAGTAGTTTGACTAAGATAACTACTAGGGTTAGGGAAAACATAACAGATGAAGAATGGAGTTGGTTTCAGTCTCTTCTTAATGATGGTAGCAAGGGTAAAGTAATAGCTCCATTAGCAGATGAAGATAAAGAACTGAAAGAAGAGTTAGAAAATAGAATTACAGATAACACAAAAAGATTTTTTATAGATACAGGTAGGGATTTATATATCCTCAAGCAGAGAAAGCTTTACCGTGAACAATATAACAGTTGGCAGTCTTATTGTCAGTTAGGTTTAGGCATCAATCCTACAACAGCAAGTAGAGCTATCAAAGCTTACCAAGATTGTGAAAGTATTCGTATTTATTTTGACGATGATTCTTTACTCCCTAAAACAGATTATGTCCTAAGACTGTTAGGGCAAATAAAAGATTTGGAGTTAAGAGCTAATGTGTGGCGTAAAGCGTTGGAAGATTCTAGCAATATTCCTACTACTGCTGACATTAAAAGGGCTTATGCTGAAATAATTAGTCCTGATATTAAACCCCCTAAACCCAATAACTTAGAATTTAAAGTTGGTGATTTTGTTTCTATCAAGAAATCAAATGAAACACAGGTCAAATGGGGTAAAGTAATTGAAATTACTTCAGGATTAAGATACAAGATTAGGTCAGGAGATATTACATCAACATACCAAACCTATCAAGTAATCCCATTAGAGTTCCCATCTTTCATTGCAATAGCAGTAGAGCAGTTATATCAATCCCATTCTTCTAAACCAGATAAGAATATTTTATTATCTGACAATCATCCTCACACTAAATCTATAGCTACTACATTTTATAGATTCAATAGCTTTGAGGAATGGCAGTTAACTTTGTTAGGGAGTTTAACAAGGTTATGTCAATAGAGTTATTTAGAAAGTATTATCAAACCAAGAGTGTTTCTATTAGAAATAAGCTAGTAGTTCTCAATGAAGGACTAGCCTATAAAGCAGCACATACAGCTAAACTATACTGTAATGAAAGCTTTGATGACTTATCACAAGAAGCGTTTATAGGATTGATTAGAGCGGTAGAAGACTATGACCCCTATAAAGGAATTATGTTTTCTTCCTATGCAGTTCCTAGGATATCAGGAAAGATATTGCAATATCTTAGAGATAGGTCTAAGTTAATTAGGCTTAGTCAATCAATGCAAAAACTTATAGCTGATATTAAAAGAATAAGTAAACAACCGATTACTGTAGAGGAAATATGTAAACAGCTAAACATAACTCAGGAAGAATATCAATTAGCTATTGGCGCGCACAACGCATCTACTCATCTTTATTCTATTGATGAAGATAATGATGATAAAAGGCAGTTAGAACTACCATCGTATGATAATCAAATAGAGGAAAGTAAGATATTAAAAGTTGACTGGAGTAACGCTACTAATCAAGAGTTAAAGTCTCTTAGTAGTGGTGATTTAAATGTTAGGAATATTTGGTTAATGGCTAATAATTGGATTAAGGAAGAAGAGTAATATGGCAATACAAAATGCTGATGAGGCTTTGAGAGCTATAGTAAATGCTTTAGATGATGTGCCGCCAATAGTAAGGGAGACTCTAAAAAATAAAAGGCGACAGGAGATAGAAGACTCTTTTTTCTCCAGTTACTTTGACAAGAATCCTGAATATAGAGTAGAAGTTCCGGCTCCAACTATTAGTAATAATGCTGAATACGCTAAAGCATTAGCTAAAGACAAAGCAGTAAAGCAAAAAATACTTGAGCAGACAAGGGCTAGGATTCAAGCAGAAGCGGCAGAAGCAGCTAATAGAAGATTTGTGGAACTAGGGTATTCTGAAGATTTGCCTAACGCTAGAGACATAGCAAAGGACTTATATCACGAAGAAATCATAAACTCACCGTTGCCTTATATATCTAATAGATGGCAACCAACTATTTATCAAGATGAATTACCCGAAATTCGTGCAACACCTGGGCAGAAACCTGGGAATGTAAAAGTTAGAAGAGTCGTTGATGATGGTCTTTCTGTTGATGGGCTTTCTGCTAACGTTCCTCAAGATACACCGCAGCCTCAAAGGGGTTTTAACCCTGAAACCTTGCTTCCTGAAGGTCTTAAAATAGACGTTGCTATTGCCATAGCTAAACAAAATGCTGCTAAGAAGTTTCCCAATAATACTAAGCAGGAAAACAAACAGTTCTTCAAAGAAATGGAGGCGCAGGGGATAGTCCGTGATGTTGCCACAGGACAATGGGTAGACAGAAGAATTATAGGGGAATGGGGTGATATTGGTGGTGGGAAAACAGGTAGGACAGTTGACAAATCTAAGCTGGATGCAATGAGAGCTAGTTATGAACAGAGTGCCTTAGAACAAGCCCCACAATTGTCTCCTCCTCCCAGCAATGCTATGACTGAAGCAGTCAACCCTGCATCAGGGCAAAGCCTTTTAGACTCTCAACCTCAATCCGTACCTCACAATGTAGGGATTGTCAAGTTTGATGAGGAAAAGAATGAATGGATACCTGTTCAATCATCTAACAAAGAATTAACCACAGAAGATATAGGCACTTTTTCTCGGACACCAAGAGAGGAAGCTGAAACAGCATGGGCTTTTAGTGGACAGTTTGACTTCAAGAATGTAGTTATTGATGGTAAAACTAGAGGTATTCCCTGGGAGAAAGAAGAGTGGATACAGAATTACCTCGGCGGCAAATCTGCACCTCTTCCCAGTAACACTGAAGCTGAAGCAATTCTAAATGATTTAGATAATCTAATTTTAAACCCTCAACCTCAACCTACACCTCAACCCACACCTCAAGAAGTTTTAGTAAGTCCTACGCCTATCCCCACAGATAGTGGGGCGATTGCCCCAGAAGCTGCGAGTGTATTATTAACACAACCGGGGATGCCTGTTACTCCCCAACCAGAAGTAGTTGTTTCCGTACCCCAATATGAAGGGAATTCCAGTGTAGCAACTGCTCCACCATCAGGAGTTAACAATGCTGTCTACCCTGGAAGTAAAGCCGTTGGTACATCTTCAGATTTACCCAGTGGTGGTGACTATGATTTTGAAGGACAAGAATTTAATCGTCAGAATAATTACACCTTTCCTGGTAGCACTCCTAACCATCCAGAAATACCAGGATTAAATGACCCTGTAGATCCTGACGCAAATCTTAAATCGTTGTGGGAAAGAATTCAAAGAGAAACTCAAGCCCGTGAGCAGTATCTAAATAACAAGGCAAGAGAGGAAGCTAACACTGGAAACTATTGGCAGAACTTATGGGATGGAGTCAAGAGAGGCTTTCAGTATAGTGTAGATGCTGGGAGGCGAAAAGGTAGAACTGCATCCGTCGGATGGAATCGCGCACCTGAAGACCAGTATGCTCATCTACAAGATGAAGGTAGATTTGGCTTTGGAGTTGGTAGAACAATAGGTGACGGAATAGGAAATGGTAGTCGTCAAGTTTTGTGGAATCTACACCCTGCTGATTTTGTAGGTACTCATGCCCCTGACTGGTTGGGTGAAGATGCCACTAGAATGGCACAGGTTGTAGTTCCATTTGCTGCTGTAACTGGATTAGAATTGGGTTCTCAAATATATAATCCATTTAACTTAGGTCAGGGTGGCAGAGTTGCCGGATACCAAGCCATCAATCCTGATGATGAAGACCCACGTATTTCCACCACTCCAGTCAGTGAGTTATTGATTGACCGGGGATTATTAGGTAAAAGAGGTAGGCTACTTCCTTGGGAACAATTTAGACAAGAAAGAACTGATATCCCCTATGAGCAGTATGAGAAATATCAGAATTACCTACGCAATAAAGATGAGAACTTTTTAAGAGATGCTACTGGGGGATTGATTAAAGGAACTTTGGATGGAATTAATGGACCGGAATTATCTGTTATGGGTTATTCCGTCACACCTACTGGGGCGTTAGCCGCCGGGGCTGCATTGTTAGCAGGTAGAGAGTTAGTTAGAACAGGAAGAATAGCAGGATTCAGAAAGCAGTAAAAGCAACCATGGAAAACAACAATTTGATATCGTCGGCAGAAAGTCTAAGAAGTATTCAGTCAGATGTACACCGTATTCAATCTTTGTTTAGAGAGTTGGATACGGCAGAAGATATAGGCTACTACAAAACCTTAACAAGAGTTGGTAGAGGCTTAGAAATATTGGATAATGTTGAAAACCAAATAAAGCAATTACAACTTAAATTGTTTTATGAACAAGACCATGAACAAGTTAACTGAAAATATCTTTGTTGTACTTGCGGTAATAGTTCTTGTAGTAATTCTTTTACTATTAAGAACTTTATCTGTTGAACAACAAAATGAATTTATGAATGTGTTTTTGTATCAACAATTAGTTAAATGAATTATGCTTGAAGCCTTACAGCATTACCCCAATTTTTTCCCAGAGTTAAAAGTAATTCCAATCCTAAAATACTACAGGGAAAATTTACAAAACCAATACTTGAAAGAGATGGAAGTTGCTGATTTTCAACGTTATATGGTTTGTGTAGATTGCAGCGTTTATCCACTAGCTTGGATTTACTACACAATTATTTTATGGGTTTTAGAGTTTAACCATTTTGTTCAAGGCAAGATTTATTTGTTTTTACTATGGACTTTAGGCGGTAAAGACTTTATCCCCAGGCATAAGGTAGTAGTTGGCTGGAAAAGAATGTTATTACTTTATTTTAGTTATAAAAGGAAGCTTCTAATGAATGAAGATGTTGGCATTACTCGTATTCCTTCTGAAGAGATTCAGGAATGGTTTAAAAAACTTTCTTTAGTTGAGGAAAATCTTTACAGGTGTTCTAGTAATGCCTATGATTCTGACTTTCAATTAGGTTGTTTGGTTGGAATTTCTCAGCAAGAAATAAATTACTTGAAGAAAAAAATGCAGGCGTGGGTTGAGGAAAAGTAATATGCAAATATTTGGTAGAGATATTAGACCACGAACTGCTCTTAACAGGTGGGGACAAGCCATTAAAGATGGAAGGATGTATGTAAAGCGTTCTGACATTCCTCACATTCCTCAAGAGTATTATGGCAATGCCGACAAAGCATCTTTCTGGTTAGGGCAACAACCTGGTATTGGTAATGCCTTAGAGTTTGCAGTTGACAATCCCTATCTTGCTGCTGGTGCTTTAGCTGGCGGGACTGTTGTAAATAATTTAGTTGGTAATCCAGTAGGGGGAACAATTGATTTCCTCTCAATGGGATTAACTAATCTAAAGCCTGATGAGTATATAAAGTCTTCACCACAAGTTGTTATTCCCACACAACAAGTTAGTGCAACTTCAAGTAGTCAACCTATCTTAGCAATCCAGCCTGGGGTACAACCTAGCCAAGTTCAGATACCAGAGCTTAATGAGGAAGAAAGGGCTAAGTTCCTCAAGTACACCACTAACCGCACTGCTCAACAAGTGTTAACCTACCAGGCATTACAAGACTTCTTAAATCAACAACCAGGAATGGAGGATTATCAATGAACTGGGGAAGTGTAGGTAGAGGATTTGCTTCTGTAGCTGATGACATTGCCCGTAGTCAAATGGGTAAAAGAATTGGTGATGAGTATGTTGACGATGTGCTAAAAACCGTTGGTAGAAATATGAATCGTCTTTCTGCTGATGACGCTGCTCAATATATGGCAGAAGCTCAAGACGATGCTGCTAGATGGTACGCAAAGTTTGTTGAACCCAATGGTCAAATTCCTGTAGATGAAAATGAAATACTCTATCGTATAGGTAGAGGTGCAGCGCATACAGGACAATTTGCTAGGAATCATAGTGGAACTGCATTAAACCTAGGTATGAACGCTATGTTTCTAGCACCAATGGCTATGCAAATGTTACCCCGCTCTCAGGAGGAACAGATATATGGTTGATTGGCAAAATGCAGGAAGGATGGTAGGTAAAGCTTTTCCCGTAGTTTTTAATACTATCGGAGTTCCTTTCGATTACATGGCTGGTAAAGCAGAAGGTGAAGATGACTTTCGTGCTGGTGCTGGGGCTGTAGCCTCTGGGTTAGGTGGATGGAAAGGTGCATTAGCTGGTGCTGGTGCTGGTGCTGCACTTGGACCGGCAGGGGCTTTAGCTGGTGGGATTATCGGTGGTATGGCTGGCAGTTTTGCCGGGGGTTGGACTGCTGATAGGACAGATGAATTTGTTAGGGGTAAAAATACAGGTAGAAATAATACAGGAGTTAGAAATAATATGAGTCAAGCAGTACAGTTACAGAATGGCGACGTTGCAGAAGTAGATGATAACGGTAACTTTATAGGTTGGTTAGTTAAAGGTGGCATACTGGTTGCTGGTGGTGAAGCTTTATATGGTGCTGGTAGAAACGCTTACCGAGAAATAGCTAGACAATCTAATATTGGTCTAGGCATGGGTAATAGACCATTTAATTTAGCCAACGCCATAAATAATGCAAATGCTGTTGGCTCTCAAGCTTTGGAAGGTGCAGTTAAATCTAGGGCAGGACAAATGGTAAAAGCGTTACCCACATGGGGAAAGGTAGCTGCTGGTGCTTTGGTTGCAGACCAATTAACGGGAGGCAATGTAACTAATGCTGTTGGTAGAGTCTTAGGTGGTGGTGCTGACATGATAGCAAATGCCGTAGGATTTAAGACAGATTTTGATGGGCAAAACCGAATGAGTCAACAAGCCATGAAAGAAAATAGAGAACAACAACGGATTGAACAGAATAGAGGTATTCAAAATCCTTATGACGAAAGAATACTTGCTCTCAATAGAGAGTTTTTACGTTTAGCGGAAGACAAGGAAAATAGGGATTTTGCGCGTAACGATGCCAATAATTGGAAGTGGGCGCAAAAGAAAGATGATGTTGCCCGACGTAATTACCTAACTAGCTTTGCCGCAGAGCAAGCAGACTCATTGCTTAGAGGTTACATGACTGACATTCCCAACAGCGTCAACCAAGCGTTGCAAACTACTTTAAATGCGAGGTTTAACTAATGGGAACAGTCACTCAACAAAGAGCTAAATCAATGAGCGAGTCTTACCTTAATGGGGGTAAGTCTACTATCTATAGCAACGACATAAACATGGTCAAAGAATTAGCTGATTATTTTGGAAACAAGTCTAACGCTAGACAAGACCAGATGTATCAACGCCAATTGCAAGATAGCAAAGATTGGGCTGAAAGGTCTGCACAAGTAGCAGAGGGAACTCAGAGGAGAAGTCTGCGAACTCAAGAGAACATAGCTGGCATACAAGCTACCGGACAAGTTCAATCAGCTACTGCTAGTGCTGCTCCAAATATGTATAATGCACAATCCCAAAGAATAGGTGCTATTGGTCAGGTATCTAAAGCTGGTGGGACTGAGTTTGCTAAGTCTCTTATGGACCCATTCTATAGACCCAACATTCAGAAAATGGATGAAGAAGCCTTTAATGAAAAGGCTGAAGCTGCTGCGGATAAAGCTTTTCGTGGAACTTCTTCTGGGGGCTTTGTAGGTGGTGGTTCAAGCTATGGGATGAATGGAACTATAGACCCTTATGACTACAATGTAGGATCAACATTAACAAGCAGAACATTTAATGCTTCCAAATTAGCTGACTTTAACTTTCTACAAGGCAATATTGCTAGGAATAACGCAATGTTTTCAGAAGCTAATGCTGCTGGAGACATAGCTAGGGATAAAGCCCAAGCACAGAATCAAGCTTACCTCGCGTCAGTTAATCAGCGTAATCAGATTGAGACGATAAATAGGCAGGCATTTATAGAAGCTCAACGTGGTGCTAATGATTACCGGAGACTCTCAAAAGAGTCTGCTGCTGAAAGAGCAAGCAGAGAAAGAGGACAAGCTATGGATGCACAATCTAAAATCTATTCTTCTATGTTTAATTCTTTTAGTGGTGGTGGTAATCAAAATTATCAATATTGGGGAGGTAAAGTCTAATGAGCGGCAGTATTTATGTACCTTGGATGGCAAGACAGAATGCTTTGTATGATGCAGAAACTCAGCGCATGATTGCTGCGGCTGATGGTGAATTTCACAGAAATCAAGCTGCTTTAAATGAGCAATCTGGAAGTAATTTTAATTCCACAGGTAACTCTAATAGTTCTAACGCTGCTGGCAACTATGGCACTGGAGCATCTAATTCTAACCCTAATTTCTCATGGAACAATGAGGAAATGCAAAAAGGGATGTGGCAGCAAGCCAAGGATATGTCACAACTTCAATTAGACAACACCCTTAAAACAATGGGGGCTGCTAGTGGGTATCGCAGTCAAGAGTTAAACTTAAATGATGAAATAACCCGTCGCCAGTCTGAACAACAATTTGGTTTTCAAAAGCGACTAGCCGATGACAACTACGCCTTCCGAGATAGGGATAGAGCAGAAAGAGAACGTGCTACTGATGAAACTATGGAACGCTCCTATCAAATGAAAACAGAAACCACCAACTCTGCTAGGCAAAATGCCAATAGAGCTTTCTATGGTGGTGGCAATCGTGCCTTTCGTTCATTTAACCGTTTTAGGGCAAGAGGGTAATAGTTGTGGGAGATTAATTTCTCCCTATAAATAAATAAAATAATAATTATTATGACAAAACAAAAAGTAGATTCAGTACAAGAATATGTAGACAATCTTCCTAATGAAGTCTTCACCATGATAATGGAGATTGTTCATTCCCCTACTCCTAGTGAGAAAGAAATCTACCAAATCTTAATTGATTGGGGCAAAGAAAATAAAACTCCTTTTGTATTTGGTTTTACCTATGTTAAGACATGGGTTAGGTCTAAACAAAAGGTAGGAACATTAGCCCAAGACTACAACAAAGACCTAGAGAAATATCAAGGTGCTGACTTATCCCTAGGTTTAGCCCGTAAAGTAGGGGCTACTATGGGTAAACTCCTAGATAAAGGGGTAGACCAATTAGAAAATACCGACTGGTCTAAAATCCCCCCATCTGAAATATTAAAGTTTATCCCTGCTGCTGCTAGAGAACAGAATAATACTTTAAAGATTGTCTCTGAGTTTCAACAGATTAAAGATAAGAAAGACCTAGTATTTGCAGGTGCTTATAGGATGCAACAAGAAATACTAGAAACTTTTAAGGATAATCCATTAATTTATGAGGCAGTATATGAAGCCGCAAGAGCCGCTATGCTGATTATTGAAGAGGCTGAGTATTAAACTTTGGCTTTAACTTCATAGACTTATTCCTCAACTACATCACTACTCCTGGGGCGTTAGCCCCTTTACCTATGATACTACGACCTAATGGCTAATCAACTACTAAGAACAAGACGGGATGCTGCTAGAGAACGAGCTAAAGATAAAGCCCGTGAGGCAATGATTGTAGCACCATCAGAGGAAATGATTAAAGCACAGAATGAGTTCCCATTCTTCTGTGAATATGTTACCCGTAACTCTGAACGTCCTATTGTATTAGCAAAACACCATTTAGGTTGGTGTAAGTATTGGATTACAGGTAAAGATAGTGAGAATCTTATAGGTATAGCAGGAGATGATATAGACTTACTAGCACCACGTGGTTCTGCTAAATCCACACTCTTAGGTCTATTTCTTGCCTGGTCTATTGGTAAACACGCATTAGCTAAAAGGGTTCTGCAAATATTATATGTAAGTAACAGCATTGAATTAGCCCGTGCTAAGTCTGCTGCTATAAAAGATATAATAGGTAGTCCAGAGTACCAAGAAGTATTTCCCACAGTTATACCAGCAAAGCACCGATGGGCTGATAGCTATTGGGCTATAGATTTTAGTTACGCTGGGATTAAGTCATCTGGTACTGAAAGATTTACTATGATTGCTGCTGGCGTGAAAGGCGGTATTGTCAGTAAACGCTTTAACTTGGTTATCTTTGATGACTTAATTAAATCAGTAGATGAAATGGCTACAGGAGAAGCTAGGGCTAAACTAGAGAAGTTAGTTTCATCTTCTATTAACCCTACATTGCTTCCAGGGGGACGTAAGCTTTCATTAGGTACTAGATTCCGTCCTGATGATATTCACTGTACTGCCTTTACTCCTGATAAAGGATGGTATCAAATTCAGGAAAGTGCCATACTCACAGATGAAGAGGGTAATGAGTATAGCTTTTGGGAGGAGTGGTTAACACTTGAATACTTACAAAAACAAAGGGCTGCTGACCCATTAGCTTTTGCATATCAATACCAGAATACGATAGTCCCCCTAGAAGATATTGGTTTAGAACCAGGATGGATTTACCTTGAGAACATACCCACTGAGTTTGACAATTATGTTGTTGGTGTAGACTTGGCTGCTAGTTTAAAACAGAAAGCAGACTACACAGTAATGGCATTATTAGGAGTATTAGATGGTAAGTTTTACTTCTTAGACTATCGCAGAGGTAAGTGGCAAGGTAACTTACAAATCCTAGATGCCCTACTAGGAATGTATGAAGAGTGGTATGAAGATGGTATACCATTCAATATCTATGTTGAATCGGTAGCTTATCAATCATCCTTACAGGGAGACTTTCAACGTTATGTAGTTAATGAAAAAGGTTTATATGATATCAACTGCTATCCCTACAGATTAAAGGGAGATAAATTAGCTCACCTGTTATCAATTACAGGGGCTTACGCCTCTGGAGTGGTGAGGTATAACAAATATAAATTCAAGATGAAAGATGAAATAATAGATGAGCTTGTAAACTTTGGCAGTAAATCTCATGATGATTGTTTAGATGCTACTGCCATAGCCTTACAAGCTGCTGGTGTAAGAAGAAAGTTAGAAGGTGGCTAGGTTTAGCTAGTCTTTATCCAAGATTTCTCTCAACTTTCTAGATTTTTCTTCCAACTGTTGAATCTTAGCTTCTAGTTTAACCTTTTGAGCAGACATAGCTAGTGTTTTTATCTCATCAGGAACATCGGGAATAACTAAATTTAACTTCCATTCCCACACCTTTTTCCCATTAAGAAAGGCTTGCTTCCAGACATCTCCACAGTTCTCACCTTTACCAGTGAGAACTATTAAATAGCCTTTGTTGTCATTGGAAATGTTGACACAGTCTGAAAAAGATTCATACCATTTACTTACATCATCTTCAACAAATCCAGTATTATCAATAAAATACTGTCTTATCTCTTCATTCTTGGGAAGAATTTCTATTTCATATTTTGTGTAGTAACCCACTTCAATTACTCCTAAATTAATTACCTATCATAGCTTATAAGGCGTTAGCCTTAAACAATAAGTTGGAACTCCATCCCTATCTCCAACTTCACATCTCCACTGACTTAACAGCTTCTGGACATAGTTTCTGGTGCTGGTTTTACCTTTCCCACAACCAACGGCTTTATATATTTCTCTTAAAGTAGCAGCATTACCTGCTTTCATAAACCTCATTAGTTTATTTTCTGTTGAATTATATATTCTAGAATCAAGCTCCATCAGAAGAGATTCATTATTAGTTGGGGCTACTAATGTAGCTTCACATCGAAGTGACCCTTTACCTAACTTAACTATCCCTTGTCTTTCTAGCTCTCTACAGAGTCTAAGGGATGTGCTTCTGTGAATGCTCAACCCTTTAGTTATGTCTGAAAGAGCAAGAACTTTATTGCTTTTATAAATAAAGTCAAGTATTTTTGCTTTTGTTGATCCCAATTCTCCTGCTTCAAAACACCTGGTATTTTGAGTAAGTAAATCAATTCTTTTTACATCAATGTAGAGTCTTACAGACTCAGACACTTTATGGCAAACTATTTTATTCTCATTTAAAAGCTTTTTTAGTACAGGGTAAACGGATTTATTATGCCAATCTCCTGCTACGTTTATCTCTAAAGGAGTAAGAGGAATAGGAGATGACTTAATTATCTTTAGAACAATATCTTTTAACTTAATCTTTTTCTGAATCCTAAGACCAGAAATATATTCTTTGAGTAAATGCTCTCGGTCTTTATTAATGTAATAAGCTTTAGCAGTAGACCTCATTGTTGCTACTTCACCACTTTTTACCAAGACTCTCAACCATCTTTCTATAGTAACTTTACTTGCAAGCCTATCAGAATACATTTCCTTAACAGATAAAGGTCTATCTGTATTTTTAAGGTGGTTTAATACTCTTATCCTATAATTAACCGCTTCTCTTTTAGGTCTTTCTTGGTTGACTTCCTTAACTGTTTTAACTTTTCTAACTGTTTTAGTTGGTTTTATCTCAACTTTCTTTATTACTTCATCAATTAATCTTTGGTTTCTAAACATCTTAAAGCAGTCTAAACAAACCACTTTATCTTCTACTTTCCATTCCATATTATTACGGAACTTGCGGCACGAATCACACCGCCCGACCTTGGCTTCTATTTGAATGGCTTTCATAACTTTAACTGCTGTCTACTTTGCTTTGGTTATTATACCCCGCAAGGTAACAAAAAGAAAAGGGGCATAGAAGCCCCTAAAATCACATTATTCAATCACCAAATAGTTCTTATGTTCTGACCATGTGCAAGGTTGAGGATTACCAGTGTAACCGCCATCACTCCATGTGAGAGGGTAGCCGTGATAAATAACCGTTGTCACTACCTTTGCAGGTACTTCAATTCTGTGAACAAACTCTCCAACATAGTTGGAAGGAAGTTGAACATTTTCTTTTAAAACTACCGCTTCAAACACAGCATAGACCGATTCTCCGTTTAGTTCAGG